CAGAAAACCAAACAAGCGATGTCTGATGCTGCGTTGAGGAATGCAGAAATGCAAGCTCGCGGCGAGTTAGAATATAATGGCAAATTATTAGAAGCAAGGCAATCGGACTGGAAGGACGAATTCATATTAATTTTGCTTTCAGCCCCTATACTACTTCTTGCGTGGGCAGTTTTTTCGGACGATCCAACTGCAATGGACAAAATGAAATTGTTTTTCGAATATTTCTCACAACTTCCGTTCTGGTATCAAACCATATTTGTCGGAGTAATTGCGAGCGTGTACGGACTTAAAGCTACAGACTTGATTAAACGTAAGTAAGTGATATACATCACCTATGATTAGAGGTGATAGTTCAGAATACAATCTATTAGAAAAATGGTCAAACTTTGATTGCCAAGGACACAAATCTTGTGAGATTGGTGTTAGAGAAGGTTTGGGCTCTAAAATAATTTTAGACAATATTAAAAATAATTATATTCATGTTGGTGTTGATCCTTATGGTAATTTAAACTACCAACATTACGATCATACTCCATCTTATACTTGTGATTATACTGATGAGATGCGTGATACTATGTTAAATGATTTTTATAAATACAGAAATGCTGGAAAATTTGTATTATGTAATATGACGGATACCCAATTTATGAATGATTCAGAACATAGATTTTCAACATTTGCTTTTGTTCATTTTGACGGTCCTCATATGACTAAAGATGTTATAACTGAGGCAGTTTGGTTTGCAAATAGAACTGCGCCTAATACAAGATACGTATTTGATGACTACACCAAATATGAAATGCCACTAATAGAAACTATATTGAAAAAATATGGTTTTTCTACTGTAGAACAAGGAAAAAATAAAATTTTATTAGAAAAAAATGAATCTTGATTTAGATACACTACAATCCATTAGACATTACATCAAAAAACAGATAGATAAGACTAAAGAGGATTTGGTGTACCATGTAGACACCATCGACAACCTATCGTATTCTAGAGGGAAACTCAGCGCTTTAGAAACGCTGCTACAGGATCTTAAAGACCTGCAGAGAAACGAGGAGAATGTCGATGACGATAATAACACCTGATTCCACAATTGTTGGGATCAATAAAATAAATGGTGGGGCTGCACCAGAATCAAAAGAACAAGCCATACCTACTGATCCAGAAGGTATTCAAAAATATCTCGACCTTATACCAAAACCAGTTGGTTATAGACTTTTAGTTAGACCTTACGCAGGTCCGAAAAAAACTAAAGGTGGAATAATTTTAACTGATAACTCAAGCGAAACTATTCAAATGACAACTGTTGTTGGTTTAGTTGTTGAAATGGGTGATCTTTGTTATGCGGATAAAGATAAATTTCCAAAAGGTCCTTGGTGTAAAAAAGGACAATTTGTAATCTATGGAAGATATGCTGGATCTAGATTCAAAACAAAATACGGTGAGCATCGAATTTTAAATGACGATGAAATCATCGCAACAATAAGTAAACCAGAAGATATTCTGCATTTATATTAAGGAGGAAACATCATGGCTGATGCAAATAAAAACCCTGAAGTAGAAATCGATCTTGACGATGTAAAAGATACAGATGTTAATATTGAGGAAACAAAACAGGAAGAATCTAAAGAACCAAATTTAAATGTTGGTGAAGTAGATTTAGGTTATACTGATCATGACAAAGAGCAACCAAAAGAAGAAGTTGCTTATGAAGTTCAGGAAGAACCAAAACAAGAAACACAAACAGAGCAGAAAGATGATTTTGATGATTTATCAAAAGTATCTGATGCAGTCAAAAAAAGAATTGATAAACTTACAAGAAGATACAGAGAGGCTGAAAGAAGAGAACAAGCAGCTTTGGATTTTGCAAAAGGTTTACAAAAAAAATATGATGATTCGCAAACAAAATACGATTCTGCGGATGAGAAATATTTAAAAGAATTTGATGCTAGAGTTGATGCTCAAAGAGAACAGGTAAAAAGAAAGCTTAAAGAGGCTATTGAAGCTAATGACGCAGATGCGATCATGCAAGCTAATGACGAGCTTACTCAATTAACTGTTGAAAAAGAAAAAGCTAGAATTAAGATGGCAGATAGAGAAGCTAGACTTAAACAGCTTGAAGAGCAGAAAAATAGCGTCAAAGAAGAGCCAAAATACTCAGAAAGAGACATTGTCCCTCAAGAGCCTAGTTCTAGGGCTAGAGAGTGGGCTGGCAAAAACACTTGGTTTGGTAATGATAGAATCATGACCACTGCAGCAATGACTATACACGAAGATCTAGTGGGTATGGGTGTTGATGTTGAAAGTGATGAGTATTATAATGAGATAGACAAACGAATGAAGGATAATTTCCCTCATCGTTTTGCTGTTCAAGAGCAACGAAGACCCGTCCAAAAAGTTGCTTCTGCTGGAAGAACTCAGCAGGGACGTAGATCTGTGAGACTCACCAAATCACAGGTGGCTATTGCCAAAAAATTAGGGGTGCCACTAGAAGAATACGCTAAATACGTGAAGGAGGTACAGTAGTATGAGCGATAATAAAAATAGAACTTCACGCGCATCTGAGGAACTTAAAAATTTAAGAAATAAACCTTGGACGCCACCATCATCTCTGGATGCACCACCTGCGCCAGACGGTTATGTCCATAGATGGATCAGAACCGAAAGTATGGGTTTTCAGGATACAGCAAATGTATCTAAGAAAATGAGAGAAGGTTGGGAATTTGTGAGAGCTGAAGAGATTAAAAATCAACTCGGTGATCACTCTTATCCAGTCATAGCTCAGGGAACTTACGCAGGTTTGATCGGGGTTGCTGGCCTTGTGTTGGGAAGGATACCTGAAGAGATCGCAAAAAGCCGTGCTGAGTATTTCAAAAGAATTACTCAAGACAGAGTCGACGCGGTAGACAACGATGTCATGAAGGAACAACGACCGGAGATGCCTATTAATATTAGTAGACAATCTCGCGTAACTTTTGGTGGTGGAAATAAATCCTAATTATTTGGGAATATTCACTCCAAAGTAAAAAGTAAACAATAAAAGGAGAAAATAACTATGGCTAATGTAGCTGAAAAATATGGTCTTAGACCAGTAAGAAAGTTAGATGGCTCTCCATTTATTAACGCGCAAAACAGATACAGAATTGCAGCGAACTATGGAACACCAATTTACCAAGGTGACTTGGTAATACCTGTTACAGGTGGTGGAATCCAAAGAGCAGTTGCAAATACTTCTGAAATGGTTGTGGGCGTTTTTAACGGAGTGTTCTACACAGATCCTACTACTCAGAAGCCTACTTGGAAAAACTATTATCCAGGAACAGTTAACGCTAGTGACATTGTCGCTACCGTTATTGATGATCCAAATGTAGTTTATTCAATAGACTCTGATGGTGCGTTCGCAGTAGCAGACATCTTTAAAAACTTTGCAATAACAAACGCCGGCGGTAGCACTCTAACAGGTATATCTCAAGTTCAATTGGACTACAGTGTATCTGGTTTAACAACAAGTGGTACTGTGCTTCAAGCAATTGATATATCGCAAGATACAAACAATTCAACAGCTGGAAGCGTGAATGTGGATGTGTTAGTTAGAATTAACAAACACTTCTATAGTCAAGGCACAGGCATATAATAGGAGTAAATAAATATGGCTATATCACGATCACAACTAGTTAAAGAACTAGAGCCAGGTTTAAATGCACTATTTGGCCTGGAATACAACAGATACGACAATGAGCATGCAGAGATCTTCATGGCAGAAGCTTCAGACAGAGCGTTTGAAGAAGAAGTTATGTTATCTGGCTTTGGCACAGCAGCAACTAAAGCTGAAGGTGCTATGGTCACTTTTGACCAAGCTTCTGAAGTATACACTTCAAGATACACTCACAATACTGTGGCGTTAGCATTTGCTATCACAGAAGAGGCAATTGAAGATAACTTATACGACAGATTAGCGGGCAGATATACAAGAGCTCTTGCTAGATCAATGGCGCAATCTAAACAAATCACAGCAGCGAATGTATTAAACAATGCGTTTGATACAGGAGGAAGCTACAATGGAGGTGACGGTAAAGCACTTTGTACTACTGACCACCCATTAGCTAGTGGCGGAACGTTCAGAAATGAACTTTCAACTGCTTCTGATTTGTCAGAAACATCATTAGAACAAGCGTTAATCGATATCGCTGCGTTCGTAGATGAAAGAGGATTAAAGATCGCTCTACAAGGTAGAAAATTGATTATTCCAAAAGAATTACAATTTACTGCTGAGAGAATCATGAAGTCTCCATTGTCTACAACAGCGGGCATTGCTAGTTCAACTGGCTTCGCTAAAAACGACATCAACGCTATGATGAATATGGGAATGATCCCAGAAGGTTACAGAGTCAATCATTTCTTGACTGACACTGATGCTTTCTTCATCATGACTGATGCGCCTAATGGTTTGAAACACTTTGTAAGATCGCCAATTAAAACAGCGATTGAAGGTGATTTTGACACTGGTAACGTTAGATTCAAAGCTAGAGAAAGATACAGCTTCGGTTGGTCTGACCCTAGAGGAATCTTCGGTTCTCCAGGAGCGTAATAAATTACAGTTTATAGGGGCGTACTTTACGCCCCTATACTTTACCCTTATAATGGAGATACTATGAGTTTTAAAAGTGATATTCAGGCTACAAGATCAACAGCAGGTAACACAGGTACTGCAGTTATTTCACAGCCAATTAGATTAAGAGGAATTATTATTGCTTCAGATAATGTTGGAGCAGGTATATTAGAATTAACAACAACATCAGCTACAGGTGATTCACTTTTTATAGGTGATGTACCACAAGGTGATGTAATTAACTTTTCATTTCCAGAGGACGGAATCCTTTTTCCAAAAGGAATTTTTGTTAAAACAAAAACAAACGTCGCTGCTTATACATTACTAACAGATAAATATTCTGGTCCAGGATTAACTGCTTAGAGGTAAAACATGGATTACTATGCTGATTTAGGTATAGAGATCGATGGCTTCGCTAAAGGCGGTATGCCAGCGAAAAATAAAAAGAACTTTAGGTCTACAAAATCTGGAGCAGGTATGACTGCAGCAGGTGTTCGTGCGTACAGAAGAATGAACCCTGGATCGAAGTTAAAAACAGCTGTTACAGGTAAAGTTAAAAAAGGATCTAAAGCAGCTAAAAGAAGAGCATCTTATTGTAGAAGATCAAGAGGACAAATGAAGATGCATAATATTAATTGCGCTAAAACTCCTGATAAGAGAATATGCGCAGCAAGAAGAAGATGGAAGTGCTAATATGAATTTAATTAGAGATTTAAAAAAACAAATAGAAGATAAAAGAAAGCAAGAGTCTATGGTTGCTCAACTTAGAAAAAGAAGTAAAGAGTCAATTGCTAGACCAAAAGCTGAAAAAAATATCACATCAAACGATCCTAGATTACAAGGCATTTAAATGTTTGATAAATGGTTGTATAATTTCTTTAGTCTTATAGATGAGTTTTTCTCAAAGGTTGAGAAATATGCTGTAGCATTTGTTTCTTGGCTTTGGCAACAAAGACTTAAACTACTTAGAAAAAAAAGGAGACATAAACGATGAAGAAATGTAATCAATGTCAAAAAGAGTTTCAACCAAAAGATGAGCTAGATCAATTCTGTAGTCAGGATTGTAAAGAGGAGGCATTAGCTGAATTAGATTCTGGTTCAGATGAGTGCCTATCATGTCAATAAAAATAAATGAGAACACTAGTATCGGTCTCCCATTAAGAAACTTAATAGGTTTGATCGCAGCCATAATTGTTGGCGCGTGGTTTGCCTTCGGAGTGGTTGAAAGACTCAATAGATTAGAAACTAAAAATCAATTGTTTGAAAAAGATTTACTTGAAGCAAGTAAACAAACTCCCATAGATCAGGAGCAGTTCATGCTTCTCGAACATATAGCAGAAGGATTAGAAAAATTAACTGAGAGAGTTGATGGTATGATGAACAATAGAGTTAATATTGAACGACTACAAATGGATGTAGAACGATTAAGAATAGATACAGAAAAATTGAAAGATAGTGTAAGAGCTAATATTGGTAAATTAAACGGAGATCACTAATGGTAAAAAATAATTCATCAACAGAAACAGAGATAACAAAAGGTGC